TCCCCCTCCTCCGCCCGTCGCCGCGCCCCCCGTGAGCGACATGACCGCTTTGAGGAGGAGCGCCTTGATTATCATCGAGGTCAGGTCCGCGAGGATCGACTTCGTGAGATTCATCATGATTTGATCCATACTCTTCGCGCCGTCGAAGAGTGATCGGACCATCGTATCGACGGCGTTCTCGAATCCGCCGCGAATGATGTCCAGGGCGTTCGTCGACATATCGGTCATTCGAGCGTAATAGTCTTCCCACGCCGTAAGAGGAGGCGGCTCCGTGTCCTTCTCCGTTGGGACCTTCACTCCCTTCATGGGCTCCTTCCCCGCCGCGTCGAGCCCCTCCATGACGAGCCCGAGCTTTTGTTGCGAACTCTGGGAGGCGAACTTCTTCAAGTGCTCGGCGAGCTCGAAGAGTCGATTGAATCGCTTCTCTTGTTCTGGGGAGATAAATTCGACATCGATCGGCTTCATCTTCTCGATCGAGCTCGCGATCTTTCCGAGTGCGTCCTCCGTATCTTCCGCCGTTCGAATGACCGTAGCCCCGAAATCCTCGGGAGGTTTCTTCATGTCACTCCAGAGAGACTTATATTCTTCGTTCGCGCCCGCGATGATCTTCTGACCCCTGGCGAACGCCTTTTGAAGATACGAGACCTGGTCATCGGAGAGGAATCCGAAGACCTTATTCAGCGCCAGGACGAGGACGATCCCGTCGGAGAAGAGTTCCGCGAAGAACCGCTTAATCCCCAGGATAACCGTCGAGATCGACTTCGAGACGAAGTCGAGCATCTTCCCGATCGCGGGGACCATGTCGGCAATCGGCGCGGCGATCCCCTTCCCGATCTTCTCCTTAAAATCATCCCAGAGGTTCCCGAGTTGTTTGATCTTCCCCCCGAGCGTGTTAAGATCTCCGACCGCCCGCCCCCCGAAGACCTCGGAGATCTTCTCCTGGACGGAGGTGATCCTCTCCATTTTGTCGGTCGTGTCCGCGACATGGATCCCGTACCTGGCGAGCCCGTTCCCGCCCTCGATCGTCTTCGCGATGAGCTTCGCCGCCTCCTCCGCCGTGATCCCGAGACCCGTCGCCAGGTCAAGGGTCGCCTTTGTTAGGGGTTTAAGTCCGTTCCCCGAGAGACCCGTCAATGAGATGAGGAGCGCCTGGGAGCGGAGGATCGCCTCGTCGTCGAACGTCGTCGTCCTCTGGAGGGTTTGTGCATAGCTCTCCATCGCCGCTTGAGCTTCCTGAGTATATGCGCCCTGGTTTCGAAGAGTGATGGAGAGGCGATTGGACGCCTCCTCTGATTGCATGAAGGCGGAGAGGGAGGACTTCGCGAACGCCGCGGAGAAGATTCCCGTGAGGAGGGTCCCGAGACCAGAGAAGACGGTCGAGAGTTGAGAGACGTCTCCCTTCATCGCCGCGACGAACGCCTTCCACCTGGCGGTCGCCTCGTCTCGAATGGAGAGAATGAATTCAAGTTGTCTGTTTGTCATCCTGGGCTTCCTTCATGACTTCCTGAAAGATCGCGACGGCGTCCAGGAGGACCGCGGGAGTCTCCCGATATTGCTCCGCCGTCAGGATGAAAACGCCGTTCGAGAAGTCCCTGGCGTATCGAATGACCCGAAGGAATCCCGCAGATCTCTCCAGGAGGAGCTCCCTCTCGAGCTCCGCCGCCGCCTCCCCTCCCATAGCTCCGAGCTTACGCCTCAGGTGCTCGGCGTAAGCTCGGCGGAGTTTTTTCGCGTGTCCTCATCGATCGAGTTGAACTTGCGGATCGCCTCGGCGAGCTCCGCGACCCACTCGGAGGCGAGGTATCTGAGCGACTTGTCGTCGATGACGCTCCTCGGAGGGAGTCCCTGGATCCCCCGAGAGCTCATCTCGAAGGGCGCGTCCGTCCCGTCTTTTCGGACGAAGTTCGACCATCCCTTGAGACCGAAACGAACGATGTCAAGGTTGAGATCATTCTGGGAAAACAGAGCCGTCGCCTGGTCATCCGCCCCGCCCTTCTTATTATAGCTCCATCGAAGATACAAGTCCTCGATCTTCGCCCGCGTCAGGACATCGACGACGCCGATCTTGAAAACGGTCTGAGACTCTGGGGGATTCGATCGATCCGACTTGAGGACGTAATCCTTCGTCTCGGATATGTCGATCGGGATGACCATGATGTTCTCCTTCTATTTTGTTGTCAGTTTGAACTCGCTCGCGAGTGTCGCGTGTTTGTTGATCCTGAACGCGACGTCGTACATACGAGTCCCATTCAGCGCGGACGGCTTAATGTCCTCGAGTTGCATCGTCGAGGTTGAGATCTGGATCATGTTCCCTGTGGACCCGAAGCCCGTCGAGGCGACCGCCATCTCCGTTGCGCCGATCAAGTTCGTCCACCATTCGAGGTCATTGTTCGTATCGACCTCGACCTGGAAGGATCCGCCCCACTCGCGCCCGACGATCGCGAACTCCGAAAATCCTCGATTCGCGGAATTGATCGATTCCTTCGCGGCGATGACATTCTTGAGCTCCCAGGTCATCTTCGGGATGAAGTGAGTCTGGGAGGCGATCGTCAGAGCCATAGATTCGACGATCGGGGGAGTGATCGCGGCGTCCGCGAACGTCGGACTCCCCAGGGCGACGGAGGTCGGAGTCGTGTATCGACCGACGACGCTCATCTCAGCGATGACGGGATTCCCCGCCTCGAGCGGGATATTGAAGGACTCCGCCCTGACCCCATTGAGGATATACTGAGTCCCGTCCAGGTTGAACGTCAGACCCGCGGAAGGGAAGGAGGTATTGATCGGAGAATAGGCGACGTCGGTCGAGATCGTCTCGCTCATGCCGACGATCTTGAAAAGTTTCGCGAGCTCCGTCGGAGTCGCCGCCGTTCCAGACCCCTTCATGAAGAACTTGATCGTCGCCTTCCCCTGGGTCTTCCCGAGGAAGAACTTCGCCCTTGCGATCGAGCCCGAGTAGGTCGGATTTTCGTGTCGCGTATGTTCGTATTGAGGGAGCCCGTCAAAAAACGCGGGGACATCTGTCGGCGTCGACCCGCCGTCCCCGTAAGCAGATTCGAGACCGACCTGGAGGCGATAATTTCGTTCGAGAGGCATGATGTTCTCCTTCTATGTGCGCGTCAATTTTCCCACTTCTTCGTCCTGTACTGAATCTTTAGCGTGATCCTCGCGCCCGCCGCCCGCCGCTCCTCCTGGGAGACCTCGAAAAGATCGGAGATCGGGTCCGTCATGATGACCCCAGAGACCCCGAGAGTGTCGCCAGCGCCCGACCCCATCGCCTTATAGACGTCAGAGATTCCACTCCGAAGGTACGTCTCGACCGTCGCCCCGACATCAGAGGCGATGAGATCGATCTCGACCGTGAGAAAATGCGTCTGATAATTGAAAGGACCGTTGAGGAATTCCGTCGAGAAGTCGTCCGCCGTGTCGCGTATATTCAGGAGCTTTGACTCGAACTGAGCGGGGATCGACTTCCAGGTCGCGACGAAGTTCCCGAAGTCCGTCGCGTAACCGCTCGAGACTTTGATCGTTTTCATCCTGGTCTCGAGTGCGGCGACGATCGAGCTCCTGACGCTCATCGGTCAATCCTTCGTGAGTATGACTTCCGAAAATCCTTGCGCGTCTGGATGTACCTCCGCGACCTTATAGACGACGCCCGCGACGGTCATCGTCGCGGTCTCGTCGATCCCCTCGATATCGGCGGATTTCGCCAGCGCCTTCGGGACCGTCATCTGGACCTCGATGTCGCCCAGAGTCGTCGGAGTATATTCGCGGTCGAAGATGATGACGATGAATCTGGTCACGGTCCCCCTCTGATAAATTGCATCGACGGCGAGATCGTTCGTATCGAAGAAGACGTCGAGCTCGGATATCACTTCTTCCCCTTCTTCTTCGAGGTTGAGACTTTTGTCCCGACCGTCGCGGTGTCGACCACCTTACTCGAGCCCGTCGACGACGGGATGCGAGTCGCCGCCGTTAAGATCGGCGCCTCCGAGGGAGACTCCCCTGAATCGATCCTCCCCGCGTCTCCCGCGAGAAGCGCCTGGACTTCCGACTCTGGAAGGTCATCGATGAGCCCCGCCTTCGAGACCTTTCCCCCGCCGTAGATAACCGCCCGAGAGAATCGGAAGCGAATCATCATTTCGGACATTCAACTACCTCCTGAGATATGATCCTGGCGGAGGGATCTCCTCCGCCAGGTTGTTGATCCTCAGACTCACCCTCCTCGAGAGCTTACGAGAAGTTCGAGGTATAGGTGAAGGCGGTCGGATATCGGACGCCGACATCCATCGTCGCATAAACGTTCACGCGGATCGACCCCGTCGAGCTTGCGGTGTACGGATCAACAAGGATATCGATCGCCCCCCATGTCGCGAGAATGACCTGGGACCAATTCCCGAAGAAAGCGCAGTTCGCGTTGATCTGGTTCGAATACAGCGCGTCCCAGGGACCGATCTTCCCGTTCTCGAGAATGTAGACGGGGAATCCCGTCTCCTTTGCGCGACCCATGAGAACCGCGTAGACCGCGGGATTGAGCGCGAACTTCATAGCCCCGTTCGCGGCGTTCGCGACGGCAAGGGCGGAGAAATTCGAGAGCGCCGTCTGCCACGAATAGGCGGTCCCGTCGACGGATCCGACTCCCGCGGTGATCGCGAGACCCGACGGAGCGTTGGTCCCCGCGCCGTGGAAGATCTGGGCGTCCATCCCGATCGCGGCGACCGTTGCGAGGTCGCTCGTTACGAGACCTTCGATCGCGGGCGTCCCCTGGAGGAGGAGCTTCCGCGTAAAGTCGACATATCCGCGACCTTCCTTCGGAGCGAGCGTAACTTTCAGGAAGGCGAGAGTTCCCGCCGTTCCTGCGTTGTTCTCGGCGACGAATCCAAAACCTCCCGCGCCTGATTGCTTCGGAATGTCGACGTTCCCGACGAGACCGTCGAGGCGTGTCACGCCCAGAGGTCCCGCGAGTTGTGCGTTCCGCAACATCTCAATAAACGAGGAGGCGAGGAGCGTCGTCCCGACGGTATATCCGCCGTCCCCGACCGTCCCGACCGTTTGGATCCTCTTCGCCTGGACCTGGCGATTCTGGACCTCCCAGGGAATGAAGGCGCCCTTCGGCTCGATCCCGAGGGACTTCGCGACCGCCTTCGAGCACTCGCGCTCGAAGGAGGCGTCCGTGTTCATCTCGGGGATATAGCTCTTGATGAGCCGCGTGAGGGAGAACTCCTTCACCTGGCGGTCGCTCATCCCGATCGCCGTCTCTGGGAGTTCGATCGTCCGTCCGTCATTGACCTTTGTGAAAACCGCGCCGCGGAAAAGATCGACGGGGACCTGGAGATCGATCGCGTCTTTCTTCATCGCTTCCATATCGACCGAAACGCGACCCGCGAACTTCTTCGCGATTGCTTCGATTGCCGCGACCCTTTCGGTCTCGGCTTGGCGTGTCATCTCCTCCGACGCCTGCGGAGGGACCTTTGATTCGTCCATTGTGTACTCCCCTCTTTTTGTTATGGTTGTTTGCTTCGGACCTTCCGCCGCGTGTTGATTCTTTTCCATAGTTCGCCCGACTCCGACCGTGTCATCGGCGGGGACGGTGACGAATGAGACCTCGTAGGGCATCCATCCGCGGATCCTGTAAATGGGAAGCCCCTCCTCCGTCTTCGCTTGCTTCATCGTCTCGGGATCGACCTCTGGGAGAATAGCGTCCTCGCCGTACATATAACCGACGGAGACCTTCGTCAGGATCCCGTCCTGGATGTCGTTCCACTTCTCCTCTCCATCATCGGACCGACTCATCTTGACCGTCGCCCGACATACTTTATCGGGATCGACCCTCGCATTGAGGACGGTCCCCAGGTGCTCATCCCATTCGTGCATCCAGAGGACGGGCGCCCCGTTCGAGAGACGGTCCATCTCGACGGATCCTGGAGAATGGTCGAGAATCTCGACCCCCCAATATCTTTCAACGGGCTCCTCGCTCGAGAGGGCGATCTCGATCGTCCTCTCCTCGACATTGATCTTTGAGCGATCGAAGGCGAAGGTCCGATATTGGATCTTCCCCGCGAGCTCCTTCCTGATTGAGTCCTCCATCATCGCCCCCTATCTCGCGACGTTCATCCAGACGGTATATCTCGGAGTCGTGACTCCGCACAAGGTCGCTTGGAAGTTCTGAACGATTCGAATGAGTCCGCCGACCCCCGCGAACTTGTCGACCGTCGCGCTCCTGAGGACCAGCTCGCGGTATGTTGATCCTGAGACCGTTCCCCCGCCCGTGTGATTGAGCGTATCTCCCGCGATAAACGCCCAGGTCGCCCCCGCGTCTTTCGAATACTGAACGAGGGAGATGACATTCGTCGAGTCGTCATATTTATATCCGAGGGAGGCGAGCGCCGCGCCCGAGATGTTGAGCGACTTCGAGGTGTCGGACTGATTCGCGGCGTAGGTCTTGAGCGTCCAGACGCCCAGACGAGTCGCGGGGAGTTGAGCCGAAGCGATCGAGACCCCGAGCGCCAGGAGGACGAGTTGGAAGAATACCTTCTTCATGATGAGCCCCTTCTGTTAGTGTTTTCCGTTTCCGTGAATTCGTGTATCAAGTTCGATCCCGAGCTCCTTCCCACTTGTGCCGCCTGGAGGTTCGTCATCTGGAGGCGGAGGATCCGCCGGCGGAACCGTCCCCTTCACTTGATGGATCGAGAGCTCGAGCCCGAGGGACTTCGCGAGTGCCTTCTCTGAGGCGAGGTCGCGATATATGTCCCTGATATCCTCGCCTTGTTCGGCGGCGACCTGGGTCGCCGTCGTGAGTCCCGCTTGGACCGCCGCGATCTTCGCCTGGATGTCCTTCGCGGGATCGACCCAATCCCACCTCCGCGGGACCCAGACGGGGACATTGAACTTTGAGAACTTCTCGATCGGGAGGTTTATCGACTTCGACATCAGACTCATCTCGAGCCAATCTGCGAAGATCGGCTCGAGGAAGTTCTCGCGGAACCACTCTTGAATGAGTTTCCAGGAGTCGCGCTCCTCGACCGCGCCCGATCGGATCGAGGAGAACGAAGCGTCGGATCGATTGTTCCCCAGGGATTCGAACGAGACAGAGAGACCCGCGGCGATCCCGCGGATCGTCGACTTCATGAACATCTCATGTTGAGCCGTCGGATATTCTGGACTCCAGGGCTTGAAATCCATCCCCGCGGGAAGTTGTTCCATCGATCCAGGTTCCCCAGAGAGGACGACATTCCCCGAGGAGTCCGACTCCCCCGTGAATTCTCCGCCGCCGCCCTCGACGCTCGAGGTGAAGAATCCGCCCTTCGCCGCCGAGATCCTCGCATTGACGAGAGCCGCCTCCTCATATCCTGAGAGCATCCTCAATCGGGTCATTGACTGAGCGAGCCAGGAGATCCCCCTGGTCTGATTCTCGAACTCCTGGTCGAAGAGATGGAGGATCTCATCGGCGGGGATCGGCTCCCTGGACCCGCCCGAGGAAGAGAATCCATAGACCTCGAGGATCGGATCCGACTTTTTGAAATAGTACGCGATCGGTCTGCGATTGACGTCGAGCTCCACGCCCATTTTGACGATATGCCCGTTCGGAAGTCTGTCGTTGTAAGTTTCATCGAGGAAGGCGGGATCAAGGACCTGGAGCGTGAATCCGAAGGGGATCTTATTCGATCGATACTTTCGAACGATCGCCTCGCCGTCACGGGCGACGTATCGCATGACCTGGTCTGCGATCCCGCGGAAGGTGAGGCGTCCGTTGATAGACGCCGTCGACGCCTTCGACCATTCATTGAAGGCGGACTCGATCAGATCGTTCGCCGCATCATCGGGGACGGATTCCCACTTCCCCGCGTCGAGGCGGCGGAGTTCCTTGACGTTCATCTGTAACTTGAATCCAGACGGTCCCGCGACGTTCACCCTGACCAGGTTCAGATATCTCCTGGCGTAGTCGTTATTCTGAGAGAGATCGCGAGCCCTTTGTCGGACGGGGACGAGTCCGTTTCTGATATCCGCGTCGATCGACCGCGGCGATGTTGTCCAATCGAGCGAAAGACGATTGACGGATCCCGCGTCGTACCCCCTGGCGACCGTTGCTTTTCGCCCCTGGAATCCCAGAACTTCCTTGAGTTGCTCGAGGATAGTCACCTCACGCCTCCGAATTTCCAGAGGACCGACCCGCCTGGGTCCGCTCCCTTGTCCGCCCGCTCCTTCATTTCCTCTTGCTTGACGAAGTATTGATATCGGGACCGAAACGAGAGGAGCGCGGCGAGACTCGGACGTCGGACAGTTCGACCCGCGATCGTAATCTCATCGACGGGTCTGGAGGCGTAGGATTCGATCGCCGCCTCGATGAGGGCGAGGGTCCGCCTCGCATGACTCCGCGTGTCGCCGCCGCCCGCCTCCGTGAGGACGTCCCCCTTGACCGTGATCGAGGTCTCCGAGATCGTATGACGCTCGGCGCCCTTCGCAACATATCCGACCAGGAGATAATCCGCGGGAGAATACTTTGAGGTTTCACTCGAGGAGAAGGTGACATCGAATCCGTCCCCATTGGCGACGGCATTGACGGCGGAGTAGTTGATCGCTCCGAGAAGACGATACGAGAGCGTCCATCCAGAGGTCGCGGGAAATTCCGCGAACGACTCCGACCAGGTCGAAACGTCGCCCGCCCTGAGGATCCTCGGCTCGTTCATCTGTACTTTTTAACCATGAAATAATTGACGTTCGGGCTCGTCACGCCCTGACCAGAGCCCGCAAAGGCGACGCGGACGATGAGAGTCTGGACCAGAGGCGCATAGTTGACCGTTCCCCCGACGACCGTGTCGTTCGTCGTCGCGACAAACGCGCCGATAATCGTGTCGCCCGCGACGGGGGGGAGGATGGTCGTCCCCATCTTCCGACGGACGATGACATTCGTGACGGAGACTGAATCCGCGGCTTTGATCCAGAACCGCAGAGCCGTCTCGACTCCCTCGGGCGTATAGTTGACCGTATCAATTTGGTTCGCCGCGTAAGTTCCCGAGGCGGTCGAGGTGAGTTTGCCCGTCCCCGAGAAGTTGAGCGTGACGCCCAGGGCGAGGACGGCGACCATCGTGACGCCCAGGATCATCGGGATCTTCTTCATCTTCATCTCCTTAGGTTTCAAGTGTTCTGACCGACCTCGACAAAAAAAAGCCCGTCCCCGAATTCGGACGGGCTTATTGTGGATTCATCCCAATCCACTCAGAGGATGATCGGTCCCCTGGGGGAGGAAGATAAAGAATCGCGGAGGACGATGTCAAGCGATTCGCGTGTCAGATTTATATCAAATTCAGAACCGCGTCGACCACGCGCCCGATCTCTGGATGATCCGCTTCGACTTCGGGAGCGGATCTTCCGCCTTCGACTTGACCGTGATCTTCATCTTCTCCGTCATGTCGATCTCCTCGATGGACTCGACGATCTGATTGACGAGGTCGCCGACGGATCGATTGAGCTTCTGGGACGCCTGGAGGAGCTTGTTCGCGTTCTCGGGGGAGAGTTGGATGTGCATTACCACTTTCTCCAGGAGGTGACGAAGTTTGACTTCCTGACGAACCTCTTCACTTGAGCGGGAGGGTCGTCCTGTTTCGCCTGGACCGCGTCTCCTGGGGATCCTGGAATCTTCTCCGACGCCTTTCTCAGGGATTCCGCGACTCGACCCATGTTCGCGTTGAGGGAGCGCAACGCCGCGAGGGAGTAGACCGTGAGATCGAGGGCTTCGTTCCTCCTCTGTCCGCGTCGGAGTCTCCAGATGAGCTTCGGTTGCCCCTTCTCCAGGACTCGGACCTTCTCCTCGGAGGTGAGTTGTTTTAGATATTCATCCGTCGCGACTCGGGAAAAGTGCATGAACTTCGGACCGACTTCCTTGAGATCGAGGCGATCGTAGATGATCCGCTTCGCGTCGTCGACGCCGATCGGGATGACGATCGCGTTCTCCTTGTTCGCCCTGGTCGGCTTGCCGACGAGCGGGCGACCCATTCCCCCGACGCCCTTGATTGACATGACCCTCCTACGGAATCTCGCCTTCGTGAATTTATAGACGTCTTGGGTCTGGTCGCCGCCCGAGTCGACGAACGTGATCGAGACGTTCAGACGGACGCCGTCCGCTCGGCGCCACTCCCTGAGGAGATACTCATCCAGGACGTCCCGAGTCTCGGCGTCCGATAACATTCCAGGGATCGTCAGATGATCGATGAGCCACCTCTCTTCGCCGATTCCCCATCCGTCGACCTGGACCTCGAGGCGGTCCTTCTGGACGTCGACCGCCGAAGTGAGGACCAGGACTCCCTCGGGAATCTGTCCCCTGTACGGATCCCAATGTTCGATCCGAGCTCCGAGGAGCTCGTTCGAGACCTGATATGACTCCTCGAGCTCGAAGGATTCCCCGAGGGACGTATTGATAAACGTCCTAAGTTTCTCCCGATCGTTCTTCGCCTTGATGAAATCGGAGGCGATCTTCCCCCAGGAGGAGAAGGTCGAATATAATTCGTTGAGGTGATACCCCGCCGTCCCCTTGACCTCTGGCGCGGTCGACCGCCACTCGCCGCGGGCGATCATCCGATACTTTTCGGACTCTCGGATATCCCCATGACACGACTCGCAGACGTAGACGACCTCCGAGGGATTCTTCTCGTCGAACTTGAGGAATCCCTTCGCGAGTTCCGAGAACTGAGAGCGCGGTCCGAATATGAGGATCTGATAATGACCGCACTTCGGACACGGTACAAAGTAGTGGCGTTTGTCCGATCGATCCCACTCGAACTCGATCCTCGAGATCCCCTTCACGGTCGGAGTCGACGTCAGGACCGTGATCGAATTCCAGACGGTCGAGGTCCTCTTTTTCGCGAGCTCGACGGGATCTCCCTCGGGTCCCGCGGAGACGGGATATCCGTCGACCTCATCCATGAAGAGGGCGCGGATCGTCACGCGGCGGAATCCTCTCGGGGAATTCGCGCCGACCGCCTTGAGATATCCCCCTGGGAATTTTTTGTGAAGGATCGTATTATCGCCCGACTTCGCCTTCGCCTCCGTGACACGGTCCGTGAGCGAAGGCGTGTCCCTGAACATAGGCGTCAGGGAGTCCTTGCTCCAATCCATAGCGTCCTGCTCCGTCGGTTGAACGACCAGGATCGGACACGGTTCCGCCTCGATGAAATAGCCGATCGCGTTCTCTATGATCGAGGTCTTCCCGACGCGGGCGCTCGTATAGAATACGACCGTATGATTCGACGGATCCGTGATCGCGTCCATCATCCCCCTTTGATACTCCGCCCTGGAGGTCCGCCACTTCCCAGGTTCAACGGGATTTTCTTCGACGGGGATGTATCTTTTTTCGTCGGACCATCTTGAGAGACTTAGGCGAGGAGGAGGAATCCAGAGAGACGACCCCCACGGTCCCAGATGTCCCGCCGTCTGGACCCCAGACGTTCGAGCTTGAAATGTCATTGAGTGCCTGAGTAAGTTCCTTCTCGAGTAGTGCGTGAGCTTCCTTCACGGAATCGCAAGCGACGACCTGGACGGCGAGCTTCGCGGGGATCGCCAGGAGCCGAGTCTTCGCGGGCGTGATGACCTTCTCGAAGATATCGCGGGCGTGAGAGAGCTCGATCATCTCGCCGCGTAACTTCGCGAGCTCGATCTCTCGGATATCGGCATGGGCTCGCTTGAGTCGCGTCTCTTGTTCCTCGAGGTCGAGGTTCGCGAGGCGCTTCTCCATCTCGGAGGTCGCCCGCTTATATCTCCAGCTCCACGCCTCGTTCAGATCGAAGCGACCAGGAGCGAGTTTCGGGAGCCCCTGGTCGACTAAATTCGAGATCGTCTGACGGGAGAGTCCCCAGAGGTCCATCAGTTCGCCAGATGAGACGACGATCGCTTTCTTGAGCGCGTCCCTCGCCTCCTCCTCCGTGACCGTGTCAATCAACATAATCCCCCAATT